AATGTTTCATTTAGTGCCATATGCGCCAAAATTGCATTATAGTGTGTGTTGTATGCTAATACATCTAGCAGTTGGTTTAATCCGCTGCCAGCATAATTCCAATCACTAAATGGTGAATCGCTTGTTGTAAAATAATCAATTAGATTTTGTTTGATTGCATCAAAATCCAATTCGGTTACATTTAGTGTTTGTCTAGAAATTGACATATATTGATTATCTTAAACGGGTTAAATAAAATTGAACTTCTTCTTCTTGATCGTATAGTACAACAAATCCTATGGTTATGCGGTATGCATTGTTGTCGCTATCATCATATATTTGAACGGTCACATTGTTTATTCTTGGTTCAAACTGACCAAGGCATCGCAAGATTTCATCCTTTAACGAAAGAGCAGTAAAAATACTAGCTGGCTCAAACAGTAAAGCGCGAACACCACTTCCAATTTCAGGATGAAACGGATGATCATAAAAACTTGTCAGGACTATATTTTTTATGCTGTTCTTTACAGCATCAATATCTGTAATTGGCCTGATATCTTTAAGAACCGGATGAACGATAAATGATAAATCTAAATCGGAATATATGTACTTCTTTGCAACATTACTTGAAGTGATGGTTGAAGAATTGTAATCCGATAAGATATTACTCATTACATTCTATTTATATCAAAGCGTCTTGCCTGCTTTTGGCGCACCGCTTACAACACGAACTTGGATTGGTACAGCATATGATGGTTTTGTTTTTCCACCAGTATTGATGCCTTTATTTTGAATTGATTTGTATAGAGACAGATTGGAGCCGCAATAATAATCAATCACATTGTTTGACATACCGCCAGTGTCATGAACGGTTACGCGCCCACTCCCAACGGGTGTTTGATCTTCGGCATAACGTATTTCAAGAACAGTTTTACCAGTCCAATAGTTGGATGCCACACTAACTCCTTCCACCAGAGTTGCACCATATGCTCCTTTGCTTTGACTAAAACCTTCATATCCACCAACTCCACTATCAGCTTTAATCTGATCCTGTGCGGTAGTCTTATCTATGGCAGCAGATCCATACACTGTCATATACATAGTTATCCATTCTCCAGTAGCTGCAGAATTACGCGCGTAATAAGAACGAATTGCATTGGTATTGCGTGTTATTTCATTTTCAATTGCAGCGCTCCGCCCTTTATAATCAAGTTTTGTTGCAGCGTCCCATTCAGGATGTTTACTCAATTCGTCTGATACCAATTTAAGATATGTTGCTTTATATTCAAGGTCTTTACCATCATCGGTTGTTCGACTAATATTATCATGATATGAATATGCAAGCGTGTTTAATACTGCTAGCATGCGTATGTAATTTTGCAAATCTGTGCCACCTAATGCTGCTACTCTTTGAGGGTCTTTATCAAGATATTCTTTTAATTGGAAGATAAATGCATCATACTCATCTTTAGGTTTAGGATCATAAGAAGCATTTGCTACTGGAGATATGACACCTCCTACAGCTGGTGGAGGATTTGCTAATGGTATGTTTGTAGGGTTGGGAACGGATGCGCCTCCTGGTAAATAGTTAGCGGTTTGACAAACATCAAGATTGTTTAAATTATTGAGTATATCTGATAGCCCAGAGACATCAGAAAAGTTGTTTACTATGGCATTAATTTTATTTACCAATGCTATTCCAGTCAATCCTTGCGATGCAAGCAATGCTTCAATAAGAGTTTCGGGTTTAGTCTTTTTGGGATTTGCTAGATCAGCTATTTTTTTGATAGCATCATATTTTTTTGCAAGAGCATCAAGTTGTAATAGTAAAGAAGTGGCTGTTGGATTATTGAGTACCAATTCTGTAGCTTTCTTGATACCCATTTCCATCAAGCGATGTGGCAAATTCTTAGCACAATCTGCTAAACTTTGTACCTGATTAACAAGTTGCAAGTCGTTTACATTAAAAGTATCAAGTATTGAAACGTCCGATACACCGTACCCAAGCGCATTTGATTTTGATTCAAAAGTTGAAATGCTATCAGAAAAATCTGCGCGCATAACGGTAAGAGTGTATGTTGATGCGCTGACGCCATCTTCAGCAGTACATGTAATTACCAATATGTTTGTACCAATAATAAGATTTAATGCTATACTAGATGCTCCTGAGGTTACATCACTTCCTTCTACATCAATCTTTGAATTGGCAGACGTGCTAGTTGGAGTGATAGCCAATGTAGTAGTTTCGGTTGATACATCAACGCTGTATGAATTGTTTTCAGCAGAAAAGGCTGGAGATAATTGTCCAGCTGATAAACCGATTGCTGATAATGAACTGACCGTTGACGCTGCAGCCCGTATAACATTAACGGTATATGTTTTTGTAGTTGCATCTTCTGCGGTAACAACTATTGTAAAAACATTACTGCCTACATTTATAAAAGTTGCCGCACTAGCTGATCCTGAAGTTACGCTAACACCATTAACTTTAACTGTAGCTAATCCAGTATCCGCTACGGTTGGTGTTACTGTTCGTGTAGGAGTTTCATATGCTGTGTATGGCATATAAACTGTATATGCCGTTGTGGATGCATTAAAAGGAAAAGGAGTTAAAGCTCCAGCGCTTGTGGTTAAAGCCGAAAGATTTGCATTGGATGATGGCATATTAGTTTAGTTTAATTTTATTACCTATGATTACCACATCACGGATGCTTACAACATTAATACCTTTTCCTCTGATACTTGTAGTGCTTTCTGAAGAGTATTTCGCGCCAGCAGTTGATGTTACACTTATTCCTTTTGCATTGATACTTGTTGTACCGCTTGATGCAATTTCAATGGTTGCCGCAACAGTTATACTTTTGCCAGTTGATACTGTTTTATTTTCGCCAAGAACAGTTGTTAAGTTCATACCGTGAACCGTACTTGTATTGGTGCTATACACATCAGTCTTACTTTCTCCACCAACATAAAGAGTATATTTGCCGCTTGCATGCAATGAATAGTCATCATGCACCGTTACTTTGGCGCCAGCACCAATGTTCATTGCATATTCATCAGATATTTCCATTACATATTGACCACCAACTTTAGTACGGCGTGTTCCTTTTACAGTTTCATTATAGTCTCCATTGATTTCAACATTATAATTTCCATTCACGACAGTATTGCAATTGCCAAGCACTGTTATATTAACATTTCCTTCAACCGTAATGTTGTCTTCACCATGAACAACTTTATAACCATTGCCATATACAGTAATGGTACGATCACCAGTGGGGTTAATCTCTTCACGTGTACCACTCTTATGTTGTCTTAGCAAACGCTCGTGACCAAGAGTATCATCAACTTCAAAAACGTGGCCACTGCGTGTTTGAGTAACGTTATTGAATGGATATACAGCACCATCGGTTGGTAAAGATGCACTCCATGTTTCATTGTTTGCCATAATTGTATTTATTAAGCAATTATGGTACAAGTACTACGAACAACAGATAAACTACGCGTCTTTGCATAACAACCATTTCCTTCACGACTGCCAGCAGCATTTGTATTTCCTTCAATGGTATTAAATTTACCGTTAGCATCGCTATCACTTGTAGCTATACCAATATGACTAAATGAAAATATAACAAGATCACCAGCATACACCTTAGATGGATTTGTTGTCAATCTAACAGCATTGCTTTTGCTGCGTGCCCATGCTTCATAGCCACCACCTTTAAATGCAGCCGCGCTTTTTGGGCGATCTGCTTCACTAAATACACCACTCTGTTGCACACACCAACTAACAAATGCTGCGCACCATGGAGCTCGTGCATTGTAGCCATCAGAATAATCTGTAGCTTTCCACATCTCAGCTATCCCAGGTCCTTGATTTTGACTAACCTCGTATGTGTTGCCTACTTTACTTTGAGCGGCTTGAATAATTTTTGTTTTAGCTGCACTGTTTACTACAATAGGAGTTTGTGGATTTTCAAGTGTTGAGCATGGGCTACCAGTGCCTACTGCACATCCTCCAAAATTTTGCGCGCCGCTAGCTTGAGTTGCATAGCCAGCACTAGTTCCAGAATATATTCCTGCACCGCTTGGAGTATCACTGCCAGCTCTATATGGAAATACTCCATGCGGGTCACCAAACCCTTGCCCAACCGTACCTAAGCCATTATCATAACCAACAGCACTTGGTATACTGCCAGTTACAACTGGATCCTGCAATTCTAATCCATCTCTAAAGAAACCAAATACCCATGACCCTGGGACAAGACCAGTAGCACTTTGCCCAACGCCGCTTACGCATGGACTTGTTACTGGCATAATGCATGTAGCCCATGGAAGATCTTCTTTAGGCAATTCGGATGTGTCATCAGTATGATACCCAAGGCATCGCACTCGCACACGACCTTGCTGTAAAGGATCGCTTACATCTTCAACTACAGCAGTAAACCAATTGCTAATATTCATTATGCACTATCTTTAATTATTTTTAAACGTGAAGTATATACGCCTTCTTTAAATGAATGAACGGCTACCGCTACCAAATATTCGCCACTAAGAGACAGATCCAATTCTTCAGTATTGGACTTGTTGATATTTGTATTGTATTCCGTAGGATCACTACTCTTAGGAACTTCTATTTTAATTTTACGCCCAGGATTAAGTCGAAAGTCGCCATACACTTCAATTTCATGATTCATACTTTCAAGATTTGCTAAGTATGATTTGGCACGCCCAATATTCTCTGCCAGCGGTCCACTTGAATTGGGAGCGCCATTACTGTTTGCATCGGTGTTTACTGACAACAAACTGCGACTAGCATCTGGGCTACCTGTTAAGTTTGCGCCTGGGCTAGTCTTTCCTTTTGAAAAAAAATTCATGGCTTGCCCATATGTAGTATTCGCAAGCAATCTATTTTTTGCAACTGTATCATCTTTGCTATAATCAAATATCTTACTAATAAAACTTTTCTTAGCATAATCGGTGACATCGGTACGATTTGCAAATCCACCTTCAGTAGCCTGCTTGAGCTTGTCCAACTTGATATTGCTTTTCATG